ATGGTCGTGAATCGAGCGAAGGCATCCCACTTCTCAATGGAGAATTGAAAATGCCGTTCTCGAGCCAAGAAGTAACAGACGCAGGAAAAATCGGTCTCGATTTATACCTGCGCAATGAGCCGATCGACCAGATCGCCGTCGAACGCCCGCTCTACAAGAAGCTGAACGAAAAGAAAGTCACCGCTCCCGGCGCCAAGCAGTACATCGTCGAGCAGTTGCGGTTCCGGTATCAAAGCAATTTCCAGTGGTTCAACGGTTCCCAAGTCGTCACCTACAACCGCCGGCAGTCGATCGAGCAGGCTTCCTATGCCTGGCGCTCGGCGCATGATGGCTTCGCGCTCGACGAGGATCGGATGATCCAGAACGGCATCTCAGTCGATGACGACGGCCCCGGAGGGAAGGCGACGGACGCCGAGCTGATCCAGATCACCAACTTGTTCAAGGAGCAGTCGGAAATCCTGAAGCTGGGATTCCAGGAGAAGTTCTCCCAAGCGCTCCACCTGGACGGCACGCAGTCCGTTGACGCTCTAACCGGGCTCGACGCGCTGGTGTCGCAGACTCCGACCACCGGGACGGTTGGTGGCATCGATCGGGCGGCGGCGGCGAATGCCTACTGGCGCAACTACGCGCAGTTGGGTGTCACGGTCACGACCACGACCGGGAACATTCTCGACTACATGGAGATCGGCTACCGCGCCTGCGTGCGAAATGGGGGGAAACCGGACTTCATCGAATGCGGGGATCTGTTCCTGGACGGCTTCAGGAACTTCATGATCAACACCTACGGGCGCATCGATTACGAGGGTGTCGCGGTTTTCAAGGACATCCGGGCCGGGACGGAGACGCTCGCCTTCCACGGCATCCCGATGACCTGGGCGCCGGAGTACGATGACCTCGACACGCTCTATGCACCTACCGAGCTGTGGTCGGAGCGCTGCTACATCCTCAACACGCGCCATCTCAAGCTTCGCCCGATTCAGGGGCAGGACATGATGACGCGGAAACCCCCGCGCGCGTACGATAAGTACGAGTGGTACTGGGGCCTTACATGGCGCGGGGCACTAACAATGAACCGTGGGAATGCGCAGGCAATGTTCAGCAGGGCGTAAGCGGCTACTCAACAACAGAGCCCAATTCGGTCCCCGGGTTGGGCTCTTTTTTTCTGAGAGGTGATCTATGAAAGTTCTGGTGAAGCAAGACTCAGCGACCGTAACGCCGGTCGATTGCGGTGAGGGTGAAGCGGGTATTGCGAAAGCGCGGGAGCTGCTCGCTCAATTCGGTTCTGGCGTCACGAACGAGGACGGTTCGGCTCTCAATCTGCCCGCGGTGACGGTGCCGAAAGCCAAGAAAAAGGCTGCGGCGAAGAAGAAGGCTGGCAGCAAGGCAAAAGCGAAGCGCAAGTAGTTCAACGCAACCCCTAACCTAAAAGGAGCCAACGTGATTAATAGAATTTTCATGACGATTCAGCGCGGCCTGACCGACAAGACGCCGGTATGCGTCTACCCGTGGGAGAAACCCATTCTGGAGGAGATTCACGGCGGCAATGCCGTGGAGGTGTCGATCGAGGAGATGTGCGATCTGAAGGGGGCTACGAAAATCAAGAAATTGAAGCTCTTGCACAAGACTTCGGAAGAAGGCCCGACGATGCGCGAGCAGTACGAGGCGATGACCAAGGCCGATCCAGAGAGTGACCCGCTCGCCGATCCGGAGGCCGAATACGGGCGCCTCGCCGAGCGCTACGGCATGCACACGAAGGTTGCTCTTCCGAACGTGGAAAAGGTCTACGGCTCGATCGGCAATTTCAGGCGGGCAATGCGCGACTACGCGCGTGGCAAGACCCCTGATTTCCTCGATACCTCCGGGCCGATCAAAGAGGACGAGCAGAAGCCGGTTTCCGAGATGAGCGATGGCGAACTGAAAGCCGCGCTCACGAAGTCGAGCATCGATTTCGGGAAGAAACCCACCCGTGAGCATCTGGAAAATCTCTACACCGACCAGGTAGCTGCCTAGTGCCGGCGACCTACCGCACGCTCGGAGATTTGCGATCCCGTCTGCGAACGCGGCTGGGCTATTCCAGTGCGGGAGCTACGGCGGGCGTGAATCAGGAGATTTTGAACAGTTTTCTTCAGGGTGCTCAGGAACTCCTCTACTGGACGCACGATTGGGCGCGGCTGCGACGCTATACCGACACGACGGTCGGACTCAACCAATACCTGATCGACTACCCAACGACCGCGCACCCGGACCGCATAAAGGCGATCTCGGTCGAGCGCAATACGGTGTGGTCGCCTGCGCTTAAGCATGGCATCACGCCACAGATGTACACGACGCAATCAACGGCGAGCTGGCCGCAGCGCTGGGAACCTTATGAGCAGATAGAGCTGTGGCCGAAGGCCGATCAGGTTTACCCCGTGCGCATCTTCTTCGTTCGGACGCTGCTCAGGTTCGAGGAGGATGACGACCGCTCAACGCTCGATGATGCGCTGGTGTTCCTGCACGCTCTGGCGGACGCCAAGGGGCACTACAAGCACAAGGACGCCGAGATCTATGGCGAGCAGCGCGATGCGCTCCTTGCGCGTCTGAAGGCGAAGAGCTGGGGCAAGGACGTTTTCAACCCTTACGATTTCGCGGAAGAAGAGCAGCTTGTTAAGCCAGTGGTGGTTTGAATCGAGGTGATCTATGGATCTCAGGAACGCAGGAACGCCGGTTAATCGCACTTCAACGGGAGACATCAAGGCCACCGTTGCGGCCCCAGGGCCGGCTGCGGCCGGGCACCTCATGGGCTTTTACGTGAACTCGACGACCGCCCTCACCCTGGTCTTTCGCGATGGTGGTGCGGGGGGCACCGTGCTGAACGGCGCGATCACGCCAGCAGTCGGCTGGCACGAGTTCCCGGCCCAGTTCGCCAACGGTCTGCATGTGACCTTCGGCGGCGCGGGTGACGCGACCTTTTTCGTAAAATGAGGTGATCCCTTGCCAATAGTCGTTTTTTCGGACTTCAGTGGAGGGCTTGACCTGCGGCAATCGGCATCGATGGCTGAGGCCAATATCCAGCGCGTCCTGAAGAACTGCTACATCACGACCGGCAAGAAAATCCAGAAACGCCCGTGTCTCTCCCGCGTCACCACACTGGAGAGCGGCACCATCGGGCTCATCGCCGCAGGGGGAAAGCTCAATACCTTCTACGGCCCCGGAGCGCTCATCACGCACGCAAACACTCTTTTCCGGGCGAATCGGGTCGCGCATCCGGAGAACGGAGCCCTCACCGCAGTCCATGCGCATTACGGTGAGAATTTCAACAGGTTCCTCTACGTTGCTATTGAATATGACGATGGCTCGGTGAAGCATCACTATCTCGATGATCCAGGGGTCTGGGTCACCGCCACTTCCTACACGATGGGCGACTTTCGCCAGCCGACAGCCGAGAACGGTTTCCGCTACGAGATGACAGGCGGCGCGGACCCTGGCGCGTGGGCGGCAGCTACAGCTTATGCGGTGGGCGTGTTTCGGCGCCCCACGGTTGCGAACGGCCTGCGCTACGAAGTGACTGCGATAGTTGGTACCGGTACATCAGGTGCGGCCGAGCCGGTGTGGCCGACGACCATCGGCCTGACGGTGATCGATAACCCTGGCGGGAATCAGATCACATGGACCTGCCGGGCGCTTATCGGAACGTCGGCGGGTGCGGAGCCCGCCTGGCCGACCGTGATTGGAGGGACGGTCGTGGATAACACCGTGACGTGGACGGCCAGCAGCTTTGCGATTGTCGATGCAAACTGCCCAAATTCTAAAATCCTCGCCAAGCTCCAACAGAAAATTTATGCCGCAGACGAGGGCGACGTTGCATTCTGCAAGACCGGAGACCCGCGCGATTGGACAGCCGCGAGCGATGCTGGATTCATTCCTTCATCGATCAACGCCGCAGGTTCGGATACGGTGACAGCGCTCGGGGATTATCAGGGCGATCTGGCGATCTTCTTCAGCGACTCGACGCAGGTGTGGGACGTGGATTCCGATCCTGCCCTGAACACCCTGAAAGCGACGGCGGAAAACATCGGCACAATCCACAGCAAGAGCCCGCAGGCTTTTGCCAATGATTTGAGTTTTCTATCGAAGGCCGGCATTCGCTCGATTACGGTTTCCGTGCTGACCGAGAGCCTGCAAGAGTCGGATGTCGGCAGCGCGATCGACGCCCTCCGATCAGAGATCGCGGATGCGGACGACGCGCGCGCAATCTTCTATCCGGGGCTCGGTCAACTGTGGCTCATAAACGGCTCGAAGAGTTACGTGCTCTCCTACTCGAAGACGAAGAAGATCGCAGGCTGGTCAACCTTCGAGTTTCCGATCACGATCACGGACGCGACGATCCTGAATAACGAGCTTTACCTGCGCTCAGGCAACGTGATCTACAAGGCCGACTCTACCGCATTCAACGATGACGGCGTGGCGCCCCTGTGTGAAGTGGAAATGTATTATCAGGACGAGAAGACGCCCGGCATCCTCAAGCAGTTCAGCGGGTTCGATCTCGTGACGAAGGGCGCCGCGGAAGTGGCTTTCCGCTACGATCCGCGCAACCCCAGCGCGCAGACAACCTACCTGTCACTCTCGGGCGGGCGCACCGAGCCGATCTACTTCCTGTCGCTACCGGGGATCGTAGGCAACTATGCCAGCACGCAGGACAGCGCGGCGAACAGCGTCACGGAA